GCTGTAACGTTAGGTGTTTTGCAAGGTATTTTCTACAATGCGGCTACAACAATTAAGCCAACTTGGCAGAATTACTATGCAGATGTTACTCCGGCTAATAGTGAAGATATACAAGCGTTTGTTTATGACAATCCGTTTCAAATATATAGATGTGCAAGTGATGATGCAGTAGCAAGTACTGTCGCAGGAGCGCATGAAGTAATATTTCAAACTTTTGGATTCAATACCACTGCAGGAAGTACTGCAACTGGAAAGTCATCTGCAACGCTAGATATCGGATCTACACATGCAACAAATGATTCATGGAAGCTTCTGGGCTTAGCTGAAGATCCTGAGAATGAGGATTTAACTGCAGCTTACTGCTCAGTTAATGTTATTCAGAACTTAAATGAAATCATTGATAGCACATAGGAGCATAATAACATGGCAATATCAAGAGCACAGCTAGTCAAAGAACTAGAACCAGGTTTAAATGCACTATTTGGCCTGGAGTACAAACGGTATGAAAATCAGCACGCTGAAATTTATACTACTGAATCAAGTGACAGAGCTTTCGAAGAGGAAGTTATGTTATCTGGATTCGCTAACGCACAAGTAAAAGCTGAAGGTTCAGGTGTTTCTTTCGATGAAGCGCAAGAAACCTACACAGCTCGTTATACTCACGACACAATTGCTTTAGCATTTGCAATCACAGAAGAAGCTATCGAAGATAATCTCTACGATAGAATTGCTTCTAGATACACAAAAGCTTTAGCAAGATCTATGTCTAATGCGAAACAAGTAAAAGCTGCAGCACCTTTGAATAATGGTTTGTCCTCAGTGGCAACATTTAAAGCGGGTGATACAGTTTCTCTGTTCTCAACTAACCACACAACTGTTAGTGGAACAGCGGTTAAAAATACTTTAACTACGCAAGCAGACTTAAACGAAACATCACTAGAGCAAGGCTTAATTGACATTGCTGGAATGACTGATGAACGTGGATTAAGAGTAGCAGCTAGAGGAATGAAAATGATTATTCCTTCTGCTAATCAGTTCGCAGCTGAAAGATTGTTAAAATCTCAAGGCAGAACTGGTACAGCTGATAATGATATCAATGCTGTTGTGTCTATGGGAATGGTTCCTCAAGGATATAGAGTGAACAATTTCTTAACTGATACTGACAGTTGGTATATTATTACAGATGTCCCTAACGGTATGAAAATGTTCCAAAGAGCAGCTTTAAAAACTGCTATGGAAGGTGATTTCGATACTGGCAACGTTAGATACAAAGCTAGAGAAAGATACTCGTTTGGAGTATCTGACTATAGAGGTATCTTCGGTGTAGAGGGTGCGTAATCCAAAATAAATTTGTGGCGGAACATAGTTCCGCCACATTTTGCAAATAAGGTAAGAAATGCTTAAAAAATTCCTAGTACAGATATGGGCTTACGATTATCACGCTAAATTTGAAGTTTTAGCGGAGGATAATCCTAAATCCATTGAACAATCTATCCTTGACAAATTAGGAGAAAAGAGTATAAAGTGGGAATCAACGGGAATGTTTCGAGATGCCCGTAGAATAACCTATGAGGAGGTTATAAATGACCGAAGACCTATACAAACAGAAAAGGTCCTTGGAGTTGAGGTGGCAGTTGGAGTATGAGCAAAATGGCAAATATACTCTTAACATGGTTGAAATTGATAATACAATTAAAGGTATTATTACTGAGATCAAACTGGAAGAACGTAGAATTGCCGATGTTGAAAACGCAGTTCAAAATTCTGCCCCCCAAGTTTCTGTGGCAACTTAGATAAGGCCACATCGCTGAAATCGTATATTTCTGTAAGGATCTCTTGCACTCTATTAAAAAATAACATATAATTTTATCACTATACAATTAATTTAGAACATAGACGCGTGTAGTCGACGGCCTAGAGACTATGTTCAGAAACTAGGAGGATTTAATTATGGCAACAACAACGTTTAATGGAACAGTACGTTCCGATAGCGATAGAAAAGCAACAACTAAGAACACTACTACAGGAGTATTTGTAGATTACGCTGTTATAAAAGCAGCGGGTGGTATGGAAATAGAAAAAGTTGCAAGCACTGGAAACAACATTGTAGCAGTAGGTACTTCAACAGGTACTAACAATGGAAGTTTAGGTACAGCAGCTACTATTTTCAAAGTTACACCAAATGCGCATGGATCAGGAATTGCTGATGATGCAATTAACACTTTTGTTAATAAAATTGGTGGTCTTATCTACACGACTATTTTAATCGATCTACATGGTGGATTAGCTTGTGGTGGTTCCGCTAATGATGTTATTGGTACTGATGGTGGAACAGCTAATGCTTACATCGCAGAACTAACAACTGGAGTTAATGGTATTCCATTTGAAGTAGAAATGGCGTGTTTAGAAGCACCAACAGGTGGAGACCCAGATATTAATTTAGTATGTTCATCGACAGCTACTGATGCAGAAAATGCAGCGGTAACAAGTCCAACAGTTATACTAAACAATGGTGACCTTGCATTAGGTCAGTATGTATCAGCAGATAGTGGAGCAACACTTGCGGCACTTTCACTAAAATATCTTTACCTAACTTGTGGAACAGCTACTGAAGCTGCTTACACAGCAGGTAAATTAGTTATTAAGATCACTGGCGCAGCTTTTGATTACAATAACGGCTAATAAATAAAATATGATGGGGCTTCGGCCCCATCTAGTATTCTTGATTAAGGAGGGAATATGGCAGATACAGTAACAGGACCAGAAATATTACAAGAAAACGACAAACGAGTAGTAATAAAAATAGTTGTAGAATCAGACGGTAACGGAAGCACAACAGTATTTTTTGACTCTTCAGCACGTACAGTAGCAGGTGTTGCACAACTCGGAGCTTTGCAAAGAATTTGGTTTGCATGTGATTCTGGGGATGGCGGCGACTCACACGCTCGTTTAGATTTTGAAGATTCAGACGGAGATAGACCTTTGCTTGGTTTAGTTGGAACAGGTTATTGGGACTTTAGAGAGTTTGGTGGATTACCACCAAGTACTGATGCTAACACAAACGGTGATATTAATGTTGTGATACCAAGTCAAGCTGATGATGGTAACATGTACACAGTTGTAGCAGAGTTTATTAAGACACCATCATAGGAGGTAGCAAATGGCTAATACTACTTCCGGAACAGTAACGTTCGATAAGACATTTGCTGTAGACGAAATCATTGAAGAAGCCTACGAGCGAATCGGCTTACAATCTGTTTCGGGATATCAATTAAAAACAGCAAGACGTTCTTTAAATATTTTATTTCAAGAATGGGGCAATAGAGGTTTGCACTACTGGGAAGTAGGCGACACTAATATTGATCTCGTTGAAGGCCAAGCTGAATACACTTTCTACAGAGCAACAGGAGATGGAACATCATCAACAACCGTTGGTGGAACAACCGGAACTTCTACTTATGGCATTGCTGATATATTAGAAGCAACATACAGAACAGGTAGAGGCACAACATCTGAAGCAGATTCTGCTCTTACTAAAACAGATCGATCAACTTATTCAGGACTAGCAAATAAACTATCTAAAGGAACACCTTCTAGATATTTTGTACAAAGATTTGTAGACAAAACAACAGTCACTTTATACACAACACCAGATTCAACAGCAGCAGCAAAAGAAGTACATATTTATTTTGTTAAAAGAATACAAGATGTTGATGCAACTTATACCGATGCAACCGATGTACCTTTTCGTTTTGTACCTTGTATGGCATCAGGACTAGCATTTTATTTATCACAAAAATACGCACCACAAAGAACACAAGAATTAAAATTATTTTACGAGGATGAATTAGCAAGAGCACTATCAGAAGATGGTTCTTCTACAAGTGTTCATATTCTTCCTAAAACTTATTACCCAGGAACATAATGGCATTCGCAAGAGGAAAATACGCAAAAGCAATATCAGACCGATCAGGTATGGAATTTCCATATAGAGAAATGATTAAAGAATGGAATGGTATGCTTGTTCATAGATCAGAGTATGAATCAAAACACCCTCAGCTTGAGACAAGAGGTACTGGAGCAGA